GCCGAGATCTTCTAATTGATTTAAAAGAAAATTATGAATTAGATGAAATTCATGCCCGAGCAGTTGATAATAATATCAAAACTGTACATCCAAATTATAAAAGCACTAAAATAATTATTAGTAAAGACCGTTGGAGAAACTCAATTGCTCCGACAATGGAGTTCACCACTTCTATTGATACCCAGAATGGTTGTGTTGTTGATTGTGTCTTCTGTCCACAAAGAACTCTTCAGAAGTCCTATAAGGGTGAAAGGTTTATGACGTTGGACAACTTTAAGAAAGCAGTTGATAAACTACCACAAGAAGTTCGTGTAACTTTTGCTGGGTTCACCGAGCCTTGGTTGAATAGAGATTGTACAGACATGGTGCTTTATGCACACGAAACAGGACATCCAATCTCAATCTTTACAACTGGTATTGGTATGAGTATTAAAGACATTGAGAGAATTAAACACATTCCATTTGCCGGAAATCCAAACGGTTGCTTTACATTGCACCTTCCAGACCAAGAAAGAAAAGCAAAACATCCGATTACGAAACGTTATATTGAACTGATTGAGCATATCGGTAAGATTCAACACGAGATTCATAACTTCACAACGATGTGTATGGGTGCTGTTCATGAGGATGTGAAACATGTGTTTTCAGATGCTCCTGTTTATGACATGTGGTCAAGAGCAGGTAATCTTGTGGGTGAAATGATTATGAAACCTGAACTGCTGGAAAGAAAAGCAGAATGGAAAATGGCAAATCATGGAGAAAAGCAAATGACCTGTGGTTGTTTAGAAAAGATGTATCATAATGTAATGCTTCCGAATGGAGATGTATCATTGTGTTGTATGGACTATGGACTGAAACACATTCTTGGAAATCTTTATGAACAAGATTATGAAGAAATTATTCCAGAGAATAATCAATGCTTTGAACTATGTCGTTTTTGTGAAAATGCGGTGGAACCATGATTTATATTGAGTAAGTAACTAAATAAAGTAAATTAAAATATAATTATGCTTGATTTTATAAAAAAATTTAGAAATGAAAAAAATTTAAATCAAAATTTATTTACAAATAATGTAGAGAACACTACCACAGAAGTTAAAAATGATTTTGAAAAATATCTTGAAAGAATACTAATTCTTGAAAATAAAAACATAATTCTTTTAAAGAAGATTGATTCATTAGAAAGGAAATCCAATGACTATGAATTCAAATATAATGGTTTATTAAAGGCATCAAAAGAAGAAATTAACAGACTTTATGATGCAAGAAAACTTTTGGAATCAGACCCAAATTATAAAAAAGAATTAGAACGATTAGGATTAGTATCAAAAGAAGAATATAATGCACATGTAGAAAAATATTATCAGTTAATGGATGAGTATGATACTCTTAAAAAAGATTATGATGTCTTGTCAAGGAAACTAAATAATATTTTGATTGCCAATATTTAAAACTGATGGCTCAACTCACCGCAACAGAAATAATATTTGGTGATAGTACAACACTGAGTAGTAAATATGGAATTGTTGCTGCAGGCACGACCATGCTTTTTTTTCAAGCGGCTGCACCGACTGGATGGACTAAATCAACAGCAAATACTGATGCAACACTGAGAGTAGTTTCTGGAACTGGTGGTGTTAGTGATGGATCAGTTAACTTTAGTACAGTCTTTCCTACTTCACCTAAAACAATTACTGGAACTGGTACAATCACAGCAACAGGACCAGCTGGACCAAACAGAACTCATCCCCATCTTTTAACAGCACCTCAAATTCCTATTCACAGCCATAGTACACCAGGATCAACTAGTCCAGCTGGATCTCATAATCACTCTTATTCTAGTCACGCAACTACACCTAATCTATCTGGATTTCAGGGACCATCAGGTAGAGATAGAACGAATCCAGCCACAGAACTCCTTGAGACAAACGGCATAGCACAACATAATCATCCAGTCTCAATTGCTGCCCAAGGGGGAAATGGTGCTCATTCCCACTCCTGGACTTTTGGGTCTGCACCATTATCAACTTCACTTGATCTAAGAGTTTTATACTGCGATTTACTTGTTTGTTCTTTAAATTAAAATAAAATGCCAGCAACACTCACTGCAAACGGAATTACATTCGGTGATTCCACTCAATTAAACTCTAAATACGGAATTATTCCTCAATCAAAAAGTTCGGTATTTTGGCAAGGTACTGCACCTGTTGGTTGGACTAAATCCACTGCTCATAATAATAAAGCACTTAGAGTAGTTTCTGGAGCTGGTGGTGGAAGTGGTGGGTCGAGCACATTTAGTAGTGCATTTCCAACTACCACTCAAAAATCTTTTAATGTTACATTAACTGTAGCAGGCACTGTTGGGAATAGAACACTAACAACTCCACAAATTCCATCTCACAATCATCCAGGATCATCAATGGGATCGCTAAGTGATACGGCCAATCATACTCACGCATATAGAAAATCAATTCTAACTCCAGCCCCAAATGGTGGACCAACAGACCGAGCTACTCACGGTTCAGGCACGACGCAACCTAGTGGAACTCATAATCACCCTCTTACCATAAATAACTCAACTGTAGGTGGTAATGCTCACAGTCATTCTTGGACTGGATCTGGACCACTATCTGCTTCTGTAGATACAAGAGTAAAATATTTGGATGTAATTATTTGTACTTTTAACTAATGACAACTAGACTCACGGGAAGTGGAATTATATTCAATGATTCTACTACATTAAGTTCTAAATACGGAATATTTCCCCAGACAACCATGACTATCTTTTTCGAGTCATCGGCACCTGTTGGTTGGACTAAATCCACTGCTCATAGTAATAAAGCACTTAGAGTAGTTTCTGGAACTGGTGGTGGAAGTGGTGGATCAACTCCATTTACTACTGTTTTTGATTCACAACCAATATCTGGTCCAATAACTGTAACCGGAACTGTAAATAATGAAGAGTTGTCTATTTCAGAAATTGCATCTCATAGTCATCCCGCATCAATTGGTAATGATGGGGATCATAATCACGATTACACTGGAGTAGTAGGAGCATCTCCAAATGGGCAGCAACCAGGATCTGGACCAAGAACAATTAATTCTTCTCCACCATTTACCAGTGATTCGACCTCACCGTCGCCAGCGTCTTGGAATAATCATAGTCATAGTGTCCCCATAAACACCACCGGTGGTCCTGCGGTTCATAATCATCCTTGGTCTGGAAGTGCTCCTCTTTCTACAAGTTTAGATTTTGAGGTTGCGTATATTGATGTTATTCTTTGTTCTTTTACTTAATTTATGATATAATATAATTTTAATAAAAATAAATAACTAAAACACATGAGATGATATTGATACAATGAAATTAAAATCTGGTAATTTTTGTCCATTAATTAAAGATGAGTGTGTAGGTTTGAAGTGTTCTTGGTTTACTCAAGTGAGAGGTATGAATCCAAACACTGGTGAAGAAGTTGATGATTGGGCTTGTGCAGTTTCCTGGATACCTATGATGCAAATTGAAACTTCACAACAAGCTAGGCAGGCAGGTGCTGCTGTTGAATCTTTCCGTAATGAAATGGTAAAAGCACATCAAGAACAACAAAAATTAACTGCAGAATGTGTAAATAATTTAATAGATTCTATGGAAGAAACAACTAATAAATTAATTGATTCTGTAGAAAATACAAAGGCAACTCATATCCTTAACGCAGTTGTCTCTGAAATTACAAATAAAAATCTTTTAGAAGGTAAAGAATAATGAGAATGACAATTATACCTGTTGACTCAAAGATTATGATTGATGGGATTGTTGCAAATGATGTAGATTTAAGTTGGGTCCCCGAGAATGTTCATGCAGTTCAATGGTTTGACACTTATGGGGAAATTGAATTACTCACTAGAGAACCAAATATTGATATTACTGAACTTGGAATTTACAGTCAAGCTGTTCCAATTTGGGAAGCAAAGAAATTGAAGTTGGAAGAAGAAGAAAGAGAAAGGATTGAACAGGAAAGATTAAAACAAGAGGAAATTCAAAGAGACTTAATTATAGAACAACAAAGGATGGTGCAAGAAATTTTAGATAGTTCAGTTCAATTTAAAGATGATGGAAATATCGCAGTTATAAATGGTGTGAAATATCAAAAAATGGAAGAACTTATCACTGAAGAAAATCAAAATGTTGGTGTCGCTACAACATAAAAACTATTGAATTTATATAATGAATCAAAAATTACTAGATAATAACTACATTATCATTCCAAATTTTATATCTGCTTACAGGGCAAATAAACTCAAAGATGAGTTTGTAGAGTTCTCTCAAAAAAATAATCTAGAGGGAGATGACCAAATTCCAACCTCTTCTTCTGATTATAATTACATTTCATTTTTGGAACTTTTGTGTGAAAAAACACCAGAAGTATCTGAAATACTAGAGGAGACTGTTTTACCCACATACACATATGCTAGGGTTTATAAAAATGGATCGGTATTAAAAAAACATTCTGATAGAGATGCTTGTGAAATTTCTCTAACTTTGCACTTGGGTGGTGACAAACCTTGGTTAATCTGGATCAAAACTCCTGAAGGTGAAGATCGTTCTGTTGAATTGAATCCGGGAGATGCAATGATGTATCGTGGGACAATCGCAGAACACTGGAGAGATGAGTATGTTGGTGAAGAGTATGTTCAGGTATTTCTTCATTACGTGAGAAGTAGAGGAGAATGTGCATATACTTATTTTGATACTGAAAATCATAAAGGAGAACATGGAAATCATAATAAAAATATGATAATTGATAAAACTTTAGAAGTAAAAGCAAATAAAAATACTATCAAACGTTCACCAATTCTAATCAAATCAACATCTAAATTAGAAGATTTTGTACAAGTATTTGATAATGTTTTATCTCAAGAAAACTGCAATTTAATACTAGATGAATATCGAAATTCATCTGAGTGGTTAGATACTCGCACTGGTGATGGAGAAATATCAAAAAATACACGCAATTGCATGGAAATTAGTATTTCTCATAATCCCGTACTTGAACAAAATTTTAATGTTAGAAAAAACATAGACAATATAGTTTTTGAATCAGTAAGAAAAGTAATTGATAATTATAATTCTCTTGTTCCCACATTTAAGATAGATATTGACACTGGATATAATCTACTTAGATATAGAGAAGGTGAATTTTATATACAACACACAGATTCATTTAGACAACAACAAAGATCTTTATCTTGTTCCCTTCAATTAAACGAAGATTATGAAGGAGGAGAATTTGCTCTCTTTGATCGAGAAATGATGATAAGAACCAAACCTGGATCTGCTATTGTATTCCCATCAAACTTTATGTATCCTCATGAGATTATGCCTGTAATTAAAGGAACTAGATATTCTATTATTACCTGGTTGGTATGAAAATATACTTGTAGACACCTCTCAAACTGCCACAAGCACCTTCAGGATCGCCCACAACTTAAGTTTAACGGATGGAGTGAATTTTTTATCGCTGAATCACCAACACAAAATCTCTACGGTGGTCAATCAAACGCACGATAGGACACTTTAAAAACTGTCCACTCCCCCACCAAAACCCCCAGTTCAGGTCTTATAGTGGTTAAAGACACACAGAAACCCAATGCGGTTCTCCAACACAGACAGATTAATTTTCTTCACATCGTTCATCTGGTTCACTCACTGATGTTGTCATAAGAACCACTTCTAAAACTGTCACAGAGATCCCTACAAGACCCCACAAGGCACTCTATAGTATTCAGGTAATCAAGAAGACCTAATGACCTTTTCAAACCTTGAGAGATTGCTCTTTGTAGCCTCATTCACAGCATTCCTCAACTGGAGTGTAAGACTTTGTAATGCTCTGCTGAATTATGCTTTTTCTTGAAACTGCAGGATACGGTTACTCCAAGCGTCTCTGTGAAGATGTGGTGTGTTGGTTTGTATCCAAGTATCTCCCCCGTTACAAACTGGAAATTGAGGTTCTTCATCGTGGTATGAAGCGTGAAGGTTTCTTGGGATTGTGTGATGTTGCTGGAAAAACTTACAAACCAAGAAGTTTCCTGATTGAGATGGATACTCACTTGGATAAGGAAACTTACATTACAGTTTTACTTCACGAATTATATCACCTTCAAGATTTCTGTCTTGGAAACCTGAAGATTAAATCATCCAAAAGATATTATAAAGGTGAATGCATTGAAGACCTTGAGTATTGGCAACAGCAATCAGAGATAATGGCTCACTGGTATGAAAAAATCCTGTATCAACAATACTTGACAGATACTCAATAAACCTGTATAATACCTTTGCTAGGGTTGATAAAAATTAACTTCAATTACTTAAAGACATTTAAAATGTTTTCCTGGAATCAAATTGTTTCTAAAGCAGTTCCTACTGCTCATAAAAATGTCTACTGTATCAATCAAGAACTTCTTGATTATATGGAAGAATTTCCTATTGGTTTTTATGTCTGGACCACAGAAATATATTTGGCATCTAATATTGTAAAAATAGGACAAACTCAATTTGGTGTAAGGCGTCCAGGAGAAGTTCTTGGTAATAGTACTGGAATTGTTGGAGACATTTATATTCTTAAATGGTTTCCATCAGACTGTGCAAAAGAAAAAAATTATGACCAAAGAGTAATTCACACTACTCTAAATAAGAATCCAAAGTTTAAGTGGTTAAAAGCAGATTCTGCAGGAAAAGAATTTATTGAATTGCAAAAGAACACTGAACTGTGTGATTTATTTGATGA